GAAGTACCGAATGGGGTAGTGGTAGCAGCGCCGTAAGCACGCGAGAAGCCAGATTGTAGAGCCGCAAGGTCAGTTTCAACTTCATTCACAGCAGCACGCATAGCCTGCATGATCTGGTTGTTACGGATTTGATCGTAGCCAGGCCCACTATTCAGTCCGCGTTGTTCTTCACCGTCCCACGAGAAAGGCCATGCACGATACTTGGAGATGGTTATTGCGGCATTACCTACAGTCTGGTCAGACTCAGCAGGTACAGCCATTGCCGGGGTAATGTCGCCGCCAGCAGTGTTAGCGGCAGTAATGGGAACGTACACGGTTTGATTCTTTGCAACGCGATTTGTGCTTGCGTCCATCGTTACAGCAGGAATAAGGCCTGTCATTTCGTGTGAAACAACATCCAAAGAAGCGTACAGATTGGGCAGCAGGTTTGTAAGAGTATTCGTAGTCATGGTAAATCCTTTCGATTGAGTTATGAAAAATCACTTTTTCCATCGGCTCAACCGAACGGACTATCAAGGCTCTACCCTGATTTACTACATATTACTGGTCGGTAAGTTTACCGCCCTTTTTGCTAAATTCTACTTTCTTGCCAATGTCCAAGCCATCAAATGAGGCGCGTGTCATGGTCATACCTTCAGTCTTGGAACCTCCACTACCTTGAGCGCCACCGCCTGAGTTAGATGGTGCAGTCACGAAGTGTTTACCCTCATCACTTGCGGCCCATTCCTTTACATAGTCGCTCAGTGCTTTGTCGCCATACTTGGCAACGCGGTTTTCTCCATCAACTTCAACCTTCACGCCACCGCGTAGCATTGATTGTGCGGCTTTCAGGCTGACTGCGTTCGTCACTCCGTGCTTTGTTAATTCAGACACTAGGCCGTTATCAACTAGCAACTTCTGCGTAAAGCCTGATTCTTGTTCGAGTGCCTTAACAGCTACCTCGTACGCCTTTGCTGCATCCTTTGCCGCCTTGTGAGCAGCTTGCAATTCAGTTTGAGCCTTATCGCGTTCTGCTTCAACTTCCGCCATTTGTTCCGGCGTGATCTCTGCGCTTTTCCGTGCCTTCTTCAGTTCTGTCAAAAGTTCGGTATTCTTGTTCTTCAATCCGGTTGTTGCTGTTTCAATCAGTGCATCAATTTCAGCTTGCTGCTCGGCAGTAAATGGCATTTCATACCCTCAAGGTTATTAATAGGCACAGCCTATATATGTGTCTTATAGAACGTTCGTTCTGTTGTGTCAAGTAATTTATTGATATTTTGCAATCAGTTGCGCCAAAGATATAGGATTACCCTTACCGTTAACTAAGTCTTGCAGGGTTAGCTTCCCGGCACGGTACAAGTTAGCTCTTCCCTTACCTAGCACTTCGTCTTGGTAGTCAGCTCCCATACGGTCAAGGAATTGTGTAAACGTTGTATTTCTGTCGATTGGCCCGATTGAGCTTGCGCGCATTCCTGGTGTAGTCAGTCCCATGTCACCTACCAGTACACAACGATCATTGAAATGCAGGGGCGGGTTAAGGAATGGCAAAGCTCCGTCAATAGGGTCTAGTGTGGCAGTGTCCCACATCATCCCATCACGGGCAGCGCAGACTATGCAGGTATGCCCATCGAGTGTGGCTACCCATTTCAGGCTAGGCACTAACTCAGCATTGGCCTGCAATGTGGCGAGTCTTGCATTATTTGCAACAGTCTGGACTGAGGTCTGGACAAGCGCAGCGGCATTTGCCCTGGATATGTCCATTACACTTGCAAATCCTTGCTTACCTATAATACGGGCGATGATCTGCGCATTAGTCTCGCCAGCCACCAGACCTTGACGCACAGCAGCAGAAAACCTGAATTCCGTATCTGCTTCCTGCTTTGCCCACCATCCTGCCTGAGTTGCGCCCATGATGATTGCATCCCCAGCAATCGAACTGAGCATTGTCTCAGTAGGTAGTCCTACAGCTACGCTCACAGTCGCTTGAATAGCGCTCTGTGTGGCTTTGGCTGTGATCTGTGCAAGTCCGTCAGTGGTTATGTTTAGCTCAATCTGTGCGGCTTTGTAGTACGTCTGGATTGTGTCGCGGGCTTCTCTCAATAACTGGTTAATGCGCTGTTTTCCCCATTCTGTCTGTCTTTGGGATAGTTGTGCGATTAGGTCTTTTTCCAGCTTATTAAGTATGTCTATAACCTTGGCACGCGTACCAGCGTCTAGTCGGTACAGGTCAAGGCTATAGGCTATGGTTGAGTCAAGCATTTACGGGAGTCTGCCCCTGCAATACAGGAGCTTTGATCTGCACATTAGCTTGATGCTCTTCAAGCGTAATGTCTGAACTGATAACCTCTAATTCCTGCATTTTGGTGAAGAACTCAGCCTCACTCAATGCACCAGTTTGGAGCGCACCAACGTATGCGGTCAATTCCTGTGCCGTGATTGAAGCAGTCGAGAAGTCCTTGTTTATCTCGTATTTCACATCACCGTCAGCACCAGACCACATAGCCATCCATTCAAGGCACTTGGTAAACGCCATTCCTGTGATCTGCGCCATGCCTGCCAGTTGGGATTGTTCTCCGGCTGATCGTTCTTTGATTGTGTCGGCAGACTGTACTCCCTTTTGTTGTTGTTCAAGCATACGAGCACCAAGCACAGCCATTTCTGCCTTCTTCTCGTTCAGGTTATCTCGAAGGGCTTGGAAGTTTCCAGAAGTCTCAACAAAATAGGCTTTGGCGGCAGGGTCAGGCAGACAGTTAGCACTAGGCCCGCCGATGTAAATCTTGTTCGGCTGTCCTGGTTGTACGTTGTCTGCGTTGTAACCTGATATAAACAGGGTAGGAAGTCCGCTAAAGTGGCATCCGTGTTCGTAGTCTGCGCTTACCTGATAGTGGTGAATGTTCATATTCACCAAATCAAGCAAGGGAGGGGTGTCGGGTTCGTCTCCTACATCGTCAACGCCTATAAACTCGAACGGGATAAAGGATAAAGGCTGATTGTTCATCAACGGGATAATGTCACCGCCTACCTGTTCGTCTTCGTCCCTGTCATTGATTCGAAATACTCGCTGACGATATACGCCATTGACCAAATCCAATACTCGATAACGGTCTTCGCATACGTGGCTGAATTGGTCTGTGCTTACGGATGCTTCTTCTTTCAGCACAACAAGGGTAAGCATAACAGCGTTATTGATGCGCTCTGACTTCCAATTGATGATCGAATCAGCGTCATACTTCTGAAACATTGGGCGCAGTCCATAAGCCTCTGCCTGTGCTACTGTAATCGGTGTTCCATCTGCATTCTCAGGCATTGGAGGACGGTCAACCAGAATACCAATACGCCCAGTAGTTAGAATCTCTTCGCATGTGTCTTGAGCAAATACATCCAATGGAGTGCCTGCCATGTCAATGTCGGTTAGGTACGGCTCGATTGAGGCAGGTACTTCTACTACAGGAGCTTTGCGAAACAACATCCCTTTGAGGCCGGATATGGTGCGCCATACAGCATTGAAATATGGTGTGCGCTTGAGGCGTGATTGATAGTCAGTGTCTTTTTCTTCGGCTAACTTGGGAAGGTACTTGACCGTGCCTGAGTGTATTTCTTTTTCGCCCTCGGTAGCGTCATCACAACGCTGCCAAGTTTCAAGCATCTCATCGTATTCAGGGTGGGTAGTGCGAACTCCTTTTTGCTTTTCCATGCTTACTCCCTCAAGGTTATATTTTCCCCCCAAGGGAATGCTGCCGTTGAATAATAACACATTTTGTTAAATGTCAATAGTTATGTTCCTGACATTCTAAGCTGAGTCATTGGCCTGATTATCGGGAATTCATAGGCTATCGGATAACCAGTAGCATCATTCTGGTGATCGAATCCGCTTTTCTTGTCAGGATCACCGTTATCGTATGCCTGTTGCTCTAGACACTTTGCCACAGTTGGGCAGAGTTGAGCATTTACCCATAACCTACCTGTCTCAAACTGTTTATTCACAGAAAGGATGCGGTCTCGTACCCTTGGGTTTGTTGATCTAACCCTAATCTCATACCCATTTGATTGAAGTATGGAAAGGTCGGATACGCTGGCATTCTTTGTTGACGCTGAGTTACCTGATGCGTCAGGGTAGACAATCTTCCTGTTCTTCTCGTACCTGTCCTTTATCAGCCTTGCCATTGTCGGGGTATCAAACACGTCCTTAAACTCATCAACAGCGTGCCATCCGTTCTCACGCTGGACATAGATGGTAGCTGCCATCTTGCCTATGTTGAAGTCCATCCCGATCAATAACGGCTCTCCATCCTTGACAATCTCTGTCGAGTTACAGCGTACACGGTTGTATGACCTATACACCGTGCCTGTAGTCAGATTGCAAAACTGCCCATCTATGTATGCATCAACCAGTTCAGCGGGATAGGTGTCTAGCAGGGATTGAATGTAGCCATCGGGAAGGTTCTTTGCGTTCGTTCTTGTGGATGCCTGGACAAGTCCGTATGAAGTCTTTAGATGCGGCTTTTCAGCAATCTCTGAGACAAATAATCTATGGGTTTCCCTAAATCCCTCTGGCGTGGTGTAAACGTCAGCTCCGTTAATTGCATCCTGCCAACGAAGGCGGGCAATTATCTTGCGCCAAGCGTGTTTTGCCTTGTCAGGTGCTAATACGTCGAATTCGTCAATCCTAGCCCTGCCGATCTTGAAGCCTATAATACTTTCCGGCCTTTCCATGCTCCGGCATATGATTGTTCCTCGATATGTATTCCCTGAGGAGAAGTGAACCTCCTTGTTCGCCTCCATGATGTCAACCTTTAAATCAAGGCCGAATGCAACTTCCTCTATGGTAGGAAAGAATATGTCCCGGATATGCGGATAGGTAGGAGCAAAATAACCTTGGTTTACTTTAGGGTATTGCCAGAAGTCAGCACATACTCCAGATGATAATGCCCACGTCTTACCAGAACCGAACCCGCCCACGTATGCCCTGAACTTATGGGGCAATTGCATAAACTGTGCTTGCGGAAGGTTAAGCGCTGGCATCTTGAACGGTGAATACGATCTGCTTTGGCTCTGGCTTCTCATCCAGCTTATTCAATCCATCAACAGTCTCTTTATTGGCCTTTAGCAAGTTTAGGCCAATCTCAGATGCGGAGTTAGCCAAGCGGCTCAAATAACCTATCCCCTTAAGGTTCTCTATTGACTCTGTTGTTAATGGGCTTTCACCCTTAAGGATTGACTCTTCAGCACCGTCTTGGAACCTTTGCACCTCGGCGTGCATCATTGAATTGAGCTTACTTGATGCCATTGACCCATGCTTTGCGCTTGAGGCTAGGTGAATTGATATTGCCTTTAGTTCATCAGCGAGGCTTATTGCTTGGACTTGTTGCGCAACAGGCAAAGCCTTTAAAGCGGCATCTGTTTCAACTATTTGATTTGCTACTGATTTGATGTTGCGCAACTGTTGCGAAAACTTGCGCGTAATGGCTGCTCGGTCAATCCCGTATTCTTTGGCTAGTGAGGCTGGTATCTCTCCATCAAGTAACCGTTTCTCAACTTCAGCCCATTGCTTCTCTGTGAGTTTGCTTGGTCTTGCCATATATCCATGATAGCACGAATAAAATATCTATTCCTGCTGAAAATCAAGCAATTCACGCTCTAAATCACGCTTTGCAATGAGTAAGCATCCAAACGCCTCCTAAGTTTCCAATATCTCAATTCCGTGCACGCTCATCATCAAATGGCGCTTAAGGTTGTAAACCGGAGTCCTGAATCCTTTGCAGTCCTCCGTAGTTAGCCGTTCGCCGATCGGTTTGCTCATGTCCATGTACTCAAAATCAGCCACATAACGCATAGGCGGTCGTTTACGGCCTTGAACCACTACCGATGGTGCTAGGATATAGACTACCTGCTCCCGTAGCTCTGCAATGTGCTTTGCGCTTGCCAGTATGTGCAATTCTTGCGCCCTCTTCGCCTCTTTCTTGCTTGAATACATTTTCCCGTTGTATTCGGTCTTTTTTGCGTTGTACTTGCTCAATGTGTTTCACCCAATAGCTTATTTGTCATTTCCAGATAATCAGCCTGAGATCCAAATTCCGCCTCCCATGCCCGTTTTCCCATCGTATGCACGCCAAGGAATCCAGTATGGTGATGCAGGCATAGGCCGATTGTTTGATCGTCTGGAGCCTTCCTACCCATAGCCCTGCCGTTTTCTAGGCCAGTCAGGTGATGTACTAGGGCTGGCGTGATTACTCCGTGATGCTGGCGGCATACGATGCACCCTATCTGTGAGATTCGCTCAAACCGTTTTTTTGTTGCTTTGTTCATTTCTTTGCGGACTTCTGGGATATTGGGCGTGCACAAATATTCATTTTCTTGCAGTAATCAGTACTGGAATCCAAAATAATGACATAACTCCAATCCCAACAAGTGCGGAAGTTATGTTCCCGTCTGCACGGTTGAAACCGGCAGCAAACCCCATTCCTTGGCAAACAAATGCAATTGGTACGCCCGGATGCTGTTTCAATATTTGCCAATAACTCATACCGTCCCTTTCAAATAGTCCTTGCAATCGGTTCTCATGTTCTTTCCGGCTTCGTACTCGAATTGATACCCAAACCTAATACCCTTACCGTCCTTACCTTTTACTGTTGCACATCCCCATATCAGAGCATGTCCGCCTTCCTTTGATTCTGTTCTAGCGCGGCGATTCTGGCATTTCTTGCACAACATACAATCTCCAATTAGTGCCGAGTCAGCAGGCTACCACCTCGGCGTATAGTTTAGTTATCCTGGTGACTAGGTGCCCCCACTTCGTCACCCTGCGCCTGCTAGGCAGTTTCCAGTTCCGCAAACATATCAATCGTTCCTGTTTTTGCTTGCGCTATGTTCTTTTTTGCCAATTCCCAATAAGACGTTTTGAGTTCGCTACCAATACCCTTGCGGCCCATTCTAACAGCTTCAAATACCTCTGAACCAATCCCAAGGAACGGAGTGAACACCGTATCTCCTGGCGCTGTCCAAAGATGTATAGCACGTTCTATTACGTCCAATTGAAGCGGGCAGATATGCTTCTGGTCATCTTCCTCGCGCCCATCCCTGAAGTTCAGCGTCCTAGTTTGGTTAATATCCATCCAAACAGGGCTGGCATACTTCTGCCATAGTTCAACAGGAAGAATGTTAATCTCTTCCGTGATCGGATTTAGATCCTCTTCTTGGCAGACTTCATGGAGTTCCTTTTCGTCACGATAATGGCGTACAGGTTTATCGTTCTGTCCTGGCTTGCGCATAGTCACCAAGTAGTCAGCAATACCTTGTCGGCTCATGCTTGAGTCCTTGCGGATTGTCTTATGCAGCA